TACTGACATTTTGTCAGATTCTTCAACACCATCTTTAATTTTAGACTTAACAGATGTAACGAGAAGTATAAACATAAATAGAGGCAGAAATGTCAGTCGAGATACTTACGAGGCAGGCACTTGCAGCGTAAGAATTTACGACCCAACAGGGCGCTTTAATCCCCAGAACCCAAGCTCTGATTTATTTGGCTACCTTACACCATTAAGAAAATTGCGTATCTCAGCAGAACATTTAGGCGTTACTCATTTTTTATTTAGTGGATACACCACCGATTATATTTATACCTACGATCAAGCAGAAAATGTATCTTATGTAGATATTAAAGCAAGCGACGCATTTAGGTTGTTTGCAATGGCAGCAATAACTACAGTTGTAGGTCAGGCGGCAGGCCAAGATACAGGAACAAGAATTGATAAAATTCTAGATACCGTTGATTATCCTATTTCTATGCGTTTAATTGATACAGGGGATTCTTTAACTCAAGCCGACCCTGCAACCGATAGAACCTCTTTAGCAGCTATTAAAAATGTTGAGACTTCAGAACAGGGCGCATTTTACATTGACCCTGAAGGCAACGCAGTTTTTAAAAATAGATCAGACACAATATCTTCAGCAGGAACTACTCCAATTGCTTTTAATCAAACCGGTGGCATACCTTACAAAAACTTAATCTATACCTTTGATGACAAGTTGATAGTAAATCAATCAACGGTAACTAGAATAGGCGGCACTCCACAAACTGCCACCGACGCTGATTCTGTTGCCCAATACTTCCCTCATGTTGTTAACTTTAATGATTTGGTTATTGATACCGACACTGCGGCGGCAAACATAGCCACTATTTATGTTGCTACTAGATCAGATACTTCAATTCGAATTGATAACATGCAAATTGACCTTTATGATCCTTTAGTGCCTAACGAGACAATTCTTGGTTTAGATTACTTTGACAATGTGGTCATTACCAATATTCAGCCAGACGGCTCAACAATTACTAAAAATCTACAAATCCAAGGGGTAAATTGGCAAATTACTCCGAACTCTTGGACTGGAAACTTTGTGACGCTAGAGCCTATCGTTGATGGTTTTATTCTAGATAGCACTACTTATGGGCTTTTAGATGAAGATATTTTGACTTATTAAGATATAATTAGACACTAAGGAGACAAATATGGCAAAACAGACTTTTACGACTGGGCAGGTATTGACCGCAGCCCAGATGACATCTTTACAACAAACGGCAATGTTGGGCGGCGCAGCATCCGCTAAGACTGCAAGTTATACATTGGTAGCCGCAGATGCTGGTACTGCTATTTCTATGACTAACGCAGGCGCGACCACAATAACCGTAAATACGGGATTGTTTGCAGCAGGCGATACAGTTCATATTACTAATTTAGGCGCTGGAGTTTGTACCATCACTGCTGGTACTGCAACAGTTAACTCATCCGCATCTTTAGCATTAGCCCAATATGAAAGCGGATTTTTAGATTTTACTAGCAGTTCAGCCGCTATATTTGTTAAAGGCGCTGGTGCTGCTGCTGCAAGCGGTGGAATGACTTTATTATCAACAACCACTTTATCAGGTTCATCAACAAACATAACTGGCATTAGTCAAGATTATGTAAATCTTTATATTCTTATTACTGGTGCTACGAACGCTACTGCTGACGGATACCTTTACTATGCGCCAAATTCAAGCGGTAATAATGGTGTAACTTACAACACCAACGCTGCTTTACAAAATGCTACTGGTACTTATCTGCCGTTAACTGGTCAAAATGCTTATACACGAACAGACGCAAACAATGCTTTTGCAATAAACATTTACAATTACACATCAACTTCTACATACAAACCTGTTGCTTGGAGTGGATATTATCAGGTTAGTGGTGGAAGCAGGATGGTGACAGGTGGTGGTGGACATTATTTCAATGATGCAATCACATCTATTTTAGTCTATGCAGACGGCTACAATTTTACATCAGGCACAATTAAAATCTATGGGGTTAAATAATGGCTAAAACAACAAGACCTACAATTCGCATACACGATCTTGAGTTAAATGAAATAATTGATCGAGAAATGAATGACGCTGAATTTGAGCAATATGAAACAGAGCAAGCCGAGCGTTTAGTCAAGCAAGCCGAAGCCGAAGCAAAAGAAGCGCAGCGACAAGCAATCCTTAATCGCCTTGGTATTTCTGCTGAAGAACTAAAAACAATTTTAGGCTAATGAAGCCTTGGTTATCTAAGGCTGCATCTCAGTTTAGAGATCAAGTCAATGCCACCTACCCAGATCGTGTTAAGCGCTTGGATGGGTGGATTGGTGATCTGCGTCACCAGTCTCGAGTCAGTCAACACAATCCCAATAATCGAGGCGAAGTCTGCGCATTGGATATTGACGCTCGCTTATCTGAAGAACAAGGAATTGCTATCTATCTGGCAGATCAGATACGACTTGCAGCAAAGCAAGGTGATCGACGCATACTTTATGTGATCTTTATGGGCAAGATTTGTAGCTCTAAGTCTCTATGGCGTTGGGTTAAGTATCGTGGATTAAATCCTCACAACAAACATATTCATATTTCTTTTAAAGAAAACCAAGATGGCAAACCTTTTAACATACCACTACTAGGGGGAACAGATGAAGTTATCAAAAAAGCATAAGGCTGCAATTAAGTCTTATTTAAGAGCAGTTGCCGCTTCAGGCATTACGGTTGCGTTGGCTATTGTGGCTGACATCCATCCTGCCTATGCAACATTACTAGGCGCTATCGTCGCCCCTATTGCTAAAGCCGTTGACCCTTCTTCAGGTACTGAAGTTGACTACGGAATCAATGCGAAATAATGGATGCTGCAAGCTGGGCTGGCTTAGCCGCCGCCGTCTCCGCCGTGCTGACAAGTTTCTTTTTGGGTCTGCGTTATCTTATTAAAGGTTGGTTGTGGACTCTTACACCAAATAGCGGTTCAAGTCTTGCAGATAGATTAGCAAGAATAGAAACACGCCAAGAAGAATTACTGAGGATTGTCACCGAAAGAAAGTAAACTTTACTTATGGCTCAAAAGAAAAAACGAAAGATAACACGCCGTAAAGGTAAGTTCAAACACGAAGAAGTTTTAACGCGTTTAGATGCTTACACTATCAGCGTTCGTGAGTATTACTTGAGCCTACGGCGAGCAGGTTTCCCAGTCGATCAGGCACTTGGTATGTGCGACAGAAACACATTTCCAGATTGGTTAATCCCAACGAGTCCTGAATTTGACCCTGTTAACCCAGACCATGACCCCTACGAAGATGAGGACTAATTGAAAAGAATCGCTTTTGTAAGTGATCTTCAAGTACCGTTTTTTAATGAGTTGGCAGTTAAGTCAGTTGGTAAGTTTTTAGCAAAATGGAATCCTCATCAAACTATTTGTATTGGTGATGAGATAGACCTTCCTCAGCTTGGAGGGTTCAATGCCGGCACTATTGACGAAATGGTGGGCAACATACATGAAGATAGAAAACAAACTCAAGAAGTATTAACCTATTTAGGTGTAACAGATGTACTAGGAAGCAATCATGGAATCAGACTTTACAGATCAATCAAGAAAAGACTTCCCTCTTTCCTCAACTTACCAGAAATGCAGTATGAGCGTTTTATGGGATATGACAAACTCCAGATCAAATTCCACCCTTACGGGCTTGACTGGGCGCACGGTTGGACAGCAGTTCACGGAGACGCTTTCCCTCTTAGTCAAGTACCTTCACAAACGGCCTTAAATGGGGCTAGAAGACTAGGTAAGAGCGTTGTCTGTGGTCACACCCATAGACTAGGGGTATCGGCCTTTACAGAGGCTTCCAGAGGCCAATTAGGGCGTACTGTATGGGGCGTTGAGGTTGGTAATTTAGTAGATTTAAGTTCTTCAGGCATGGCCTACACGCGAGGCTATGCAAATTGGCAGACAGGATTTGCCGTTGCCTATGTAAAAGACCGTAAAGTGCAGGTAATAACCGTGCCTATCAATCAAGATGGTTCATTTATATTTGAAGGCAAAATGTATGGGTAGGCAGACAGAATACGAGCCTAAAGGCATTGATGACCAAATTGATGCCTTTGATGAACTTAATCTAATATAACAAAAGCGTTATAGAACACGCCATAAATGGCGTTGATATTTAGCCTGTCATAGGCAACCCTTATCCTATCCAAGTTAACGGAACTTGGTGTAACGGAAGGGTAGTTATGGAACTAACAAGCAAAGACTTTGAGCGCTTGACTGAGACTCAAATGGAGTTTGCAGGAGAAAAGGACTGGGTTAAACAAGCTGCAAGGTTTGAAGATTCAATTAACTGGTCTCATAAATACATATACTGGGTTGAGAGTTACGCCTCAGCTTTACTGGCTACACATTATTTATATCAAATCGGTTTTAACTTCAGCATTGCATTTGATGAGGCAATGGAACAGTATTGCTTTACAACCGATTATGCAGGTTCATGGGTGAACGCATGAGTCTAAAAGATGCTGGTCTATTAACAATACTTTTAACTATTATTACTTGGTTAATAGTTTTAGCCTTTATGGTATGGAAAGAAAACTACTACGAACGCGCTTATTGGTCTGGGCGTAATGAAGGTTGGAAAGCCAGTTTAGACCACCAACGCAATCTACAAACTCTAAAGTCAAGGGCGGTTTTTGACTATGAAAAAGACTAATGAACTGCTCGAAGAATTGCAGCTCACCCTTGCGGAAAGAGGTGATGTCTATGGAAATGCGACACTCAATCACCGTCGTATATCCGAACTCTGGTCAGGTTACTTTGACAGTTACATTTCGCCTGAACAAGTGGCAATGGCAATGCTGCTCGTCAAAGTCTCAAGACTCTCTCAGACCAGCGATCACGAAGATTCCATTAAAGACCTTTTAGGATATGGATTGATATACAACCAAATAT